CCCGGACGTAAGATAGTATCATAGCACTTGCTATCAAACAATTGCCTGCTGCCGTGTTTGCATCCCCACTTGCTCGACACCCCACCACAGAATATGACACTCGTTTGTCGTCAATCCATGTCACCCCTTTATTTACCAATTGAACTTGCAACAGCTTTCCAAGCTCATCCCTGTCCCTCTTCCTTCCAAAACTGCTTACATAAACTTTGTGCTCAAAAAGTTCCAACATTTCTCTCGATACATGTTGGTCAAATCTTGAAGCATCCATACCGATTGCTACTGGCTTCGTGAACTTGTTCCACTTCCACTTAGCAAGCTTGCCGACTTGATCAGCATTCATCCCCTTGACTATGGTATCTTCACCGAATAGCTCTCCAACTGCTTGGTATAGCCTGTGTTCGATGGGGCGAATAAAACAACCCAATGATAAGGTATATCTAGGACTCCGCGGCTGGATTATCCTAGGGGGAGGATCATTTTTTAATGTGAAGTTGATCTTCTCCACTTTAGTAAACGTCATGATGTGGCCGTCCTTCTCAGTTAGCTCATTCACTAATAGGGATGCCGCCGCTTCCAAATATCTTGTGCGTTTTCGACCCTGGTATCCCATTGCAAAATCAATTGGGTCCATCGGGGTGGCGTTCGCAACAATGCTATTTATTTGCGCTCGGATTGGATCAAGACGCTGACGCAAGATTGCAGGATCGCATGTCAATGGCATAGTGAACTTGCCATCTCTCTTAACAAAAAATAACCTTTCCATTAAGCCTCGCATCAGATTTGGGTAGTTGGTATTGTGAACATTATACTCAAAAGCGGTTCCAACACCCTGGAACTGATAGACCGCTTTAGGCGATTTGGGTTTACCACGCACCTCTTGGATGACCAAATTGCGATCGCACCTGCTGTCTTTACTAATATAAGGGTACACATTAATATCAAACACGGTGGTCACGCCATCCAAAATGCGAAGACCCCCTCAGTGGGTGGTCTCCTTGCGGAGCCCCAACCGTTCAGCCCAACCGCGTCTTTCGGTGGCTGTCGCACTGCGCCTAACCATAGCAGCCGTGAGCTGTCTAATGTCAGGCATAAATACCATCTCAATTGCCATGTCTATACTACTCGCTACGTGGGACGGACGCATCTTTTGTTTTTCAAATGCTTTGAGTAGTTTCGATCGGACAACAAGACGATTTGCAGTGTTATCAGTGGGGAGGCCTAAGTCGGCCTTGACAAGAAGTACGCAATCCCTAATGAAGGACCTGTGTGTGCGTTTGGCGGGGGGAAGACCCGGATCCAGCTCCTCATCTGGATCACAGTCAATGTCAGCTATAGCTTGTGTTGCTAATAGCTCTATTTCTAAGTCGAATTTTTTTGTAAGTAGCCACCGAAGAAGCAATAGACTCAGAATAAAAATCACAATAAATGCAATGTAGTCGACACCGTCTGCCATAGTGGATAACGTAAATAATTTGGC